TTAACCTTGGGGTAGACTTCTCTGACGAAGGTTTCACGCTTACAGGACCAGACAGTCTCATTAACAATACCTATAACTACATCTACATGGCCTTCGCGGAAGAGATACCCGGCGCTGACACCATCCCCACGACCGGCGTGCTGGGCCTCGCGGAAGACTATCAAAGCAAACTTTAAAGGAACCTAAACGATGACCGAAAGCAAAAGTTGGTACACCTCTAAGACCGTATGGGCCGTTCTGGTCATGCTCGGCAGTGTTGCCGCACGTAACGCCGGGATTGACCTTGGGCCATTCGAGGAAGAGATCAGCAGCCTGATCCTTGACGGCGTTGCACTTGTGGCCGGGGCTGTTGGCCTGTGGGGTCGCATTGCGGCTACTGCGCGCATTGGAGGGTAGGTTCGTGACCGACGCAGAGATTGCAGCAATCGCCAAAAAGGCAGCCGAAGAGGCCGTAGAGGAAACTTTGCGGCGTCTCAACCTGCACGATGACGAAAGCGGGCGGGACCTGCACGACCTACGTGAGCTGCTCAGTAGCTGGCGGTCGGCCAAGCGCACGGTCGGTACTACTATCACGCGCAGTGTGACGCTGTTTATTCTCGGTATGCTTGCGCTAGGGGCAGTAATGCAGATACGTAAGCAACTTGGAGGCGACTAACTTGTCTAATGCTCTTACGGAAAGCGAAGAGGTCATGGCCGCGTTACACACGGCTGTGGCCCAAGAGCTTTACCAGCGTGTGACTAATGGTGAGGCCAGCGCGGCTGAGCTGAGCGTGGCAGTCAAGTTTCTCAAAGACAACCACGTAGACATGATGCCAAAGGCAGACAGCGACATCGCTGCACTGTTCGAGGCCATACCGGACTTTGATGGTTAGCAAAAAGAAAACGGCACCGCTGCTGGATGAAGGACAACGGTGCCGCGCTTGGGAGAAACTTTGGTGACAGTGAGGGTCCCAAATGATCAAGCTGGAAAACCTTACGCAAGCGTAATTATAGTGTCAACTAAGAAAACCTCTGCAAGCCGGATTAAGTCGGACTTCCGTGCATTCCTTTGGCTCGTATGGAAGCATATCAACCTACCTGAGCCTACTCCGGTACAGATCGACATCGCGTCTTACATCCAGCATGGCCCAAAGCGGTGCATGGTGCAGGCGTTCCGTGGGGTCGGTAAGTCCTACATCACGTCTGCATTTGTGTGCTGGACACTGCTGCGTAACCCGGAAGAAAAGATACTGGTGGTCAGCGCGTCGAAAGACAGGGCAGACGCTTTCTCGATCTTCACCCAGCGCCTGATCAATGACATTCCGATCTTGCAGCACCTCAGGCCGCGAGACGACCAACGGAACTCCAAGATCAGTTTTGACGTTGGGCCAGCCGAACCGTCGCACAGCCCGTCCGTGAAGTCCGTAGGAATTTCTGGCCAGCTAACCGGCGCACGGTCAACGCTGTGCGTGGTTGATGACGTAGAGGTGCCGAGTAACTCGGCAACACAGCTCATGCGAGACAAACTGAGCGAGCTGGTCAAAGAGTTCGATGCTGTCCTGACACCCGGCGGGCGCATCATTTACCTTGGGACACCACAGACCGAAGACAGCCTCTACAACCGCCTTCCAGAGCGCGGGTATGACTTACGTGTCTGGCCAGCCCAAAAGCCGTCAGCGGCGCTTACAGAGGCGTATGGAGGCACTCTAGCGCCGTATATCCGAGAGCTAGAGGCTCCAGTAGGGCAAAGTGTGGACCCGAAGCGCTTTGACGATGACGACCTAGCTGAGCGCATGGCGTCTTACGGTAAGGCTGGCTTCCAGTTGCAGTTCATGTTGAGCACTCAGATGAGCGACGTAGAGCGCTATCCGCTCAAGGTGCGCGACATAATCTTCCTGCCGCTCGATGGCGAGACAGCCCCGATGTCGATGACGTGGGGACCATACGAAGACAGGATGCTGAACGACATACCGAACGTGGCCATGCGCGGCGACAAGATGTACGGCCCGATGGCTGTCTCGCCGACGACAGGGGAGTACACGGGCAGTGTGCTCGCTATTGACCCTTCGGGGCGTGGTGCGGACGAGACAGGCTTTGCAGTCTGTCGGATGCTCAATGGCTACCTGTTTGTGCCTGAGGCGGGCGGTCTGCCCGGTGGGTACGATGAAGACACCCTTGGGATGCTGGCTGAGATTGCTGCGCGCAATAAGGTAAACAAGGTGCTCGTTGAGGCAAACTTCGGGGACGGTATGTACACGTCGCTCTTGCGGCCTGTGTTGAACAAACGGCACCCTGTGATGATCGACGAGGTGCGACACAGCCAGCAAAAAGAAAGACGCATTATTGACACCCTTGAGCCAGTGCTCATGCGCCACAAGCTCGTCATGGACCCACGGGTTGTCGAACAGGACTACAGGTCAGCCAACAAGTACGAACAGCACAGTCGGGTGAGCAAGATGCTGATCTATCAGTTGACCCGCCTGACATACGACAAGTTCAGCTTGCGCCATGACGATAGGCTAGACGCGCTTGCTATGGCTGTCGGGTACTGGACCGACCAGATGGCCGTAGACGAGCAACGAGGCATTACCGAACAGCACAACGAGGCCTTGCAACAAGAACTAGACAGGTTCCTTGAGCTGACAGTCGGTAGCGCCCCGAACCGTAAGAACTGGATGGGTAGCTCTCTGGGGCGGTAGGTGGCTGTACCGTGCGTACCGTTCTGCTGTACCGCTTGCGTGCGAAGCACAGTCCTTAAAATAACCTAAACCAAAACTGCCAGTGCCTAATGCGCTATCCGATATCGTGTTAGCCTTAGGCGATATCGTCTTGCGCTAGTTGATATCATTTAGCGCCTAGTTGATATCACTTATGACATGACACGAAAGTTGCCGCTTATAGGAAGACACCCTCGCACCTATAAGTACTATAAGTACTATAAGTGCTGTCAGCACTGACAGTTTGAGGTTATGGATTTTATGTCCTACCGGACGTTTCTCGGTACAGCAGGGCGGTACGCACGGTACAGTTACGGTACAGTACTTACAGTGCTTTAAGGTGCTGTAAGGGGAACGAGAGGGGTCCTGTCAAGCAGGTGCACCCCGGCAAGCATTCTAGTGCAAAAATGTCTGCGGGTATCTTACAGAGACGATGCCGCGCGACCCCCCCTTAGGGCCGCATAATGTTGCCAAAAGTGCCGGTTAGCAGCGCAAACGCCAAGCATTTCAGACACTTAGGATGCACCAACAGTGCATGCGGTAGCTATTTTGAGCGCTACCGGTCTGAAACCGAGCGCGGGCGGCCCTTATAGCAACCGGCAGCACCGGCAGGCACCGGCAGCAACCGGCAGGCACCGGCAGCACCGGCAAGCACCGGGACGGCGCAGCTTAAGGGAACGAGGGGGGAACGATAAAAGTTTAGACGATAGTAGTTGCGCTTCAGTTAGTTTTGATCCTAGCGTTAGGTCATCACTTAATGACGCAAAGGAGAAACCGTCATGACCTGCGGAATTGACCAACTGACCGAAGACCTTATTGCAGACCTAAACGACATGGCCGAAGAAATACTAGAAGCCGTGCACCCAGAAGACCTGCTGACTGAGCGCGCTGACGCTTGGGTGCCTATCTATTACGGCGACCTTGCAGACTGTCTGGCAGCCGACACAAGCCTCGCACAAGTAGATGACCCGGGCTTGCTGCCCGAAGTCTGTAACGTCTGGCAGGTTATCGGTATCGCTATTTTTGAGCGCTTGCAGGCCGCCGCTTACGAGTGGCTGGAAGAGGCGCAAGAGCAGCAGGCAGAGGCCGCCTAATTCATTACGCTAGCGAAAGGGAGAAACCGACATGACCACAGAATATCGGCTAATTGGCCCAAACCGCTTTGGCTTAGAGCTAGTTACACGCGCTGTCACGAAAGGCGGCAACTACGGCCTAAATGATTGCCTGACCCATGATGAGGCCGACCCGCTGGTTGAGTTCTACAGCCGCGACACGTTCGGCCCCGGCGAGCATCAATTCATCAGCCGCTACCGCCTCAGTACCTTGGCTGATCTGCTTGAAAGTATCCTTAACTTAGACGGCGGCGTCGAGCAGTGGGAAGCGTCTGGTTATCAAGTAGACATCGCAATACGCCACGCACAGCGGCAGGCAGACGCCGCCTAGCTAAACTTTTAGGCGATGGTGCTTGCGCTAGAGTGACAATTACGCAAGCATCATCGCACCAACGGCAAACGCAAAGGAGAAACGCGCTATGCCTACAAAGTTCGAGCATATGCTTGGCGGCCTGCTGTCTGGCAAGCAGCCAAGCAACAGGGACACCGGGCCAAGCATGACGACGCTGCGGCGACGCGCGGCAAAGCTAGGTGTCACAATCGACATCGAGCGCGACCAGTACGGCATGAAGTACTGGCTGACCGGTGACGTTGCCGACAAGCACCTTGAAGACATGCAGTTCTGCACAAGCCGCGACGAGATTGACGGCAGTTTGCAGCACTTAGCCGCCGTGTTGCGCCCAGCATCATGACGAAACTCTTTTGGATCACCTGCGCAGGCCTTTGGTGGCTAGCGGTCTGCGCCTTTTTCCTTGTGCCTTTTGGCACGTGACAAACAACAGGAGAAACAAGCCATGCAAATTGATACGCACATAGTGGCAACCTATGACCCGACAGAGAAAGACGCGATAAACCAGCTAGAGGTGCGCGTCTATACAGAATACCGCTACGCCAAAAAGTTCTGCTCGCAGTTCATGCTTCGGCACTTACCGGACATAGACGCCGATGTAGAGGCAGCGAACTTCGACGCGCTGATTGACGGCTACAATAATGCCAAGTCTGACGACATGCCTTTGCTGACTTTGTGGACGGAAAGCGTCTTGATCCTGCAATCCGAGTGGGACTGGGAGTTTGAATGATGCCTTCACACTACCCACTAATCCGTCACAACTTGCGCGGCACGCTGCGCGGCCTGACACTTGAAGGCCATACACCCCTTGGAAACAGCAAGTGGACTGTCTGGCTGGAAGACAGCGACGGCAAGTCATTCATCGGGCGCACGCAGCCCAATGCAGGCTTTACAGCAGCGCTAACAGCAGGCCACGAGGGCCGCGTTTACGATATTGTCTGGCACCGCACGAGCCGTGGCGCACAGATCATCGCCGACATGAGAGAGGTAACGGCACCATGAGCGACATACCAGCAGCACGCGCCATACTACTTCAAGCAATCGACGCAACGTCCTGCCCGGTAGCCAAAGGCGCAATGGCGTTTGCCCTGAGCAAGATGCGGCGAGCTGAGCCGCGCAGGCAAGCGCCGTGGAAGAACAGGATGACCGAGCAAAAACGCAAAGCCGTCTTTGATCTAGCCCGCAACAATCCGAGCATGCACGTCAGCGAGATCGCTGCCCTTGTGCAGCTTAACCCCGGACGTGTCTCGGAGTTGCTGAGCCGTGCCGCGATAGTTACGGAAGGGGAACGATCATGATACGGCAAGCAATCTTGGGCATACTGATTGCCCTGTTCGTCTTCCTTTATCCAATATGGTGGCTGCATTCATGGGCATTGAGCTAATCCGAGCGCAGATGATTGCCGCAAACGACACGGTAGGCGGTGACGTGACCGCTGATGACGTTGTGGGAATGTATCTAACCATGCTCGACTTCAACCTTGATCGTATTCACTCGGCGGCGGTCTGCCCGGACACGGGCGAGCCGTTGCTCAAACCAGACGAGCACGAGATTGCAGCGGGACTGTCTAGCCTCATCCTTGATGCGGTTAAAATGTCCGTTGCTCTTGGTCTCAAGCTTGACAATCCGCTCATTTAGCGAAACCTTTTCGACGGAGAAACTAAATGGAAGTGAGAAACCCTAATGAAACAGGAGCACAAACTCCGCCTACAAATGACCCACTTTGCGACAGTCGATCCCCTCATGTCGCTGCCTAGCATCATGGCGCTGGCAGTGATTGCGGATGAGCTGTCGGCAACGGGTGAGCAGTGGTTGCACCAAAGCACAGTGCGAGAGGCTCTGCCTGTCACGCCTGCGTCGGTCAGCCGCGCGCTCACCTACTGGTCACAGCACAATGACGGCAAAGGTATGCTCAAGTTCGCCCAAGACCCACAAGATCGAAGGCAAAGCTTGATAAGCCTAACGCCAAGTGGCAGTTTGTTTGTTCGCGGTTTGTTCCAATGGAGCGATGGATGAAACGACACAGAGAGAAACGATACACACTGAACGACTACATCCCGATGGCGCAGGTAGTCTTTCGGCACAACAGAGATCAGGCCGGTGTGCGTAGCGCACTGCGCAGACTGCGCGATAGCTTCTTGGCCGACATGTACATTGATGACATCGAGCGCAGCGACATAGCTTTGTATGCAAACGAGCTAGTCCGTCTTGGTCTCAGTGATGGCCGTATTCTGCACGTGCTGAGCAAGTTGAACAAAGTGCTCAGGCACGCAGACGACATGGGCTTGCTGCCTCAAGGCCGACCCAAGTACCAGCACACTCGGCACAGTCGCCGCCGTGAGTACGAGGTGACACCAGAGGAAGAGGTCGAGTTGCTGCGTGGGCTGCGCAGGTACGGCAGAGAGTTCGAGCAGTTCGCTCAGTTCCTACTGTACACGGGCGGTCGATACAGCGAGGTCACGCACCTCAAATGGGCTGACTGGCAGGACGAGGCAGTGACGTTCAAGATCACAAAGAGCGGCAAGCCTCGCACCCTGCCACTATATCGCCCAGCTCGTGAGGCACTGATCGAAGCACGTGAGCAGCGACCGCACCACGCAGGCCCGTTTGCCCTGTTCAAAAAGCACAGGATTTTCCTTGAGCCGTGGCACGCGGTGGCTGACAGCATGGGCATTGACGATGATGACTTCACGCCGCACTGTTTGCGGCACACCTGCATCACACGGCTCGTCCGTTCGGGCATGCCGTTGATGAAGGTTAAGGAGTGGGGCGGCTGGTCAAGTTTGGTCATGGTGCAGCGCTACTCACACCTTGAGGCAGCCCGTGACTTACGGACGGCCACAAAAGATTATGCGATTGACAGCGAAAGGTTGATCGCGTAGCCCAAATGCAACCCGGTGGCTGACGCAAGCTTTATGCGTTCGCCACTAAATAAATAATAAATTGTAGGCACTACCTAACTATCTGGTGCCAGTGGTGACAGTGACAATGAACGATCTTCTCAATTTAGTTTCTCCAAACTCCGAGCGCACTGAGTTTGCGCAACAAGAACTAGACATCGAGATGGTGCGGCGAGGCCAGCACATCGAAACAAAAAAAGAACAGCAAGCACGCATGAGCGGCGGGTCCTCCTCCCTTCCCGCGTGCCGTCGCGTGCTGCTAGGGCTGCATGAGCGGGCGTGCTCCTCCCTTGCGCGTTACATGCAGCCAAACACGAGGACGGGCAGGCGCGCCGCAGGGTATTCGCAGCTCTCCCAGATAGCTGAGCAGTGCAGCCTGCCTGTCCTCACTTCCGTCTTACTCGCTGCTACCGGGTCGCTTCTGCTCTCGCACAGTGCTCTCAGCCAGTCGTACTTTTGCGACCAAGTTGGGCGTGCTGTGCGGGAGTTTGAAGAGCACCGCCGGTTCCAGCGCGAGTTTGAAAAGTGGTCTCGGTTGCAGCAACTAGAGTGGCGACGCCACAAGCTGCACCGCACAGCCAAAAGACAAAAGACACGTGAGCTGCACACTTTCCTGAGTGGCGGCACAGCACCCAGCGAGCGGCACGAAAACAGGCGCACTCAGATGGGCGCAGCGTGGCTCGCAACAGCAATCGAGGTTGGTCTTGTAGAGCAGGCGCACCAGCGCAGCACACGTGGCAACAGGCAGCCGCTTGTCGTTGCTAGCTCACAGTTCCGTGATCGTGTCGAGGCACTACAGCAGCAGCTCGTGGATGCGGCGTGGTTCCCTATGCCGATGGTGGTGCCACCGAAAGCATGGGACTGCGATTGGCATTTGTGGGGCGGTAGCTACGACAGCGACGACATCCCGTCTTATGGCTTCTGCAAGGACTGGTCTCGTTCGGATCACGCTGAGTTAGAGGGTGTCTCCGATGTCGCATAATGTAAACCTCACGATGGCTGTGGATGCTGTCAACGCTGCTCAACTGACACCCTACAAGTGCAACCCACTGATCGCTGGTGTCATTGACGAAACTGTGCAGCGGGACCTTGACGTTCCGTACTACCGCAAGCCGATTGACAAGCCGACGCTGGACGAGGCGAGCTGGCGCAATCCAGACCTAGCTAAGCGCATGAAGCACGAGCTGCGCGAGTGGCACGCTAGCCAAAACGCAAGCCGACACTCTCGGATAAGCCTGCGTGCAGCCTTGGCGAATGCCTTGAAGTACCGTGACCGTCGCCTGTGGCTACCAATGCAGACGATCAAGTCGGGTCGCATGCACTACAAGCCTACGCTCAGCCCGCAGTCGAGCAAGACAAACCGGAGCATGCTGGACTTTGCCGAAGGCATGCCGATTGCCAACGACACGGCAGTCGAGCACGCGATGGCTACGGTCGCAGACTTGTGGCCCGATGGACTGACAGTCGAGCAGGCTGACCGGTGTGTCGCTGA